ATTTGTGAAAGGTCTATTTCTCAACTAAAAAACTTTATTCAAATCAAATCATCTAAAGTTAGAAATACTGTTTCTTTAAAAGCTGATGTTTTACTGGCTTGTATTTCTCAGTTAGTTGCGTTTGTTTTAATGTTTAAGACTAACAATATCCACAATCCTCTTGCTATTAAATCTTTAATTGCTTAAGTTTTTTTAAACTCTATATCCTTTTTAAAAAGGTTTTACTGAACCTTTATTTAACTGCGTCTTTTTTTGAATATTACTGTTAATAACTCTTTCTATTTAGTAATTTCAACTCAATTTTTCTGTGGATAACCTTTCACTCTATTTTGCAACTACCTATAACTCTTACAAAGTGATGTGCCGCAACGTTTTACATTGTACTTGTACCCCTCTGCTGTAATTGATTGCGATATTCCGCCATCGTTAATGCTTGCGCCTGTGTTTCTTTGCGGCAATGTTCCCGTCTTTGCTTTCCTTGTCATTTCGGCGGTATATTTGAATCCTTCTGCTACTACTGGGGCATTTATGTTGCTTTCATGTAAAGCCGCTATGATTGAGCGATATGGAACGGTCCCTGCCGCTGGACTTGTGAATTTGAATCCCTCTGAATCCTTATGCAATTCAACATCTGATTCGCCAATTGCTCCTATTGTATTTCTTTGCGGCAATGTCCCTGCAATCTGCTTCCCTGTAATTCCGGCTTTATAATGGAACGCATTCGTCTCAATTCCTATTTCAAGTTTTACAGTGCATTGATAGATAAGTTCATCCATATGCGCACTTTTTCTTTTATACGAATCTACTGCTTTTTTTATTTCAAAATATCCCGCTCCTGCTCTCGAATGTGTTGTGTCTAATACAACCCGGAAAGAGAAAGGCTCCCCGTTATATTTAAACCATTCTTCTACATAACTATTGGGATGAAGGTTCCCCAGCGCTGTTTCAACTGCAAATTTTGTTCCTAACCTTTTATGGACCTTGACACTATCTTTAATCAAAGCCCGTTTTGCTTCAATTGGATAAGAATAATCGTACCAATCAACGTGCAAATCGTATGCTAAAATATCAAGCGCCTCTTCTTCCAGTTCATCAATTCTGGCATATATGATATTTTTTCGCGCCATCTTGCTTGTTTTTTGCAATTCTTCTCCAATTACTTTTGCAAGAGCAAGCATGTTTTCATCTTTTTTCAAACTTGGCGGCAGCATTCTCGTCAAATCAATATCGTAAATAGTATTATTCATCTTCAACCCCTCCATTTATTATGCTTGGGGGGTTTTGAAGCGTTGCAACCTTGTTTTCTTCCACAACTGCATGTGTTGGACTTGTTACTTCGACACGTTTTATTCCCGTTTTCATGAGCAGTGAAATCAAATAAGATGGGTTTATATCTCTTCCCATCTTCTCGGTTTGCCACTTCTTATATTCATTTACCGCCTTTTTAACTTCTTTTGATATCACCATACCACTGTTTGCACTTGGCTTCGGAATGTAGTACGTAAATTCGATATTAAACGGCACAACCTCTGGTGCTGACACCGTTACAAAATCCGTAAGAGGTCGTGTGTTATCTGCTGAAATAGCTGTTTCAACATCTTTCAAAACCTCTTCCCCGGGCAATTCTCCATCTTTTAGTAATACTCGTACATCTACAACTCCGCGTTCCGGTGAAGTTGCTGAAACGTCCGCTACTTGTGAAGAAGCTGTTTTGGCATGATATATATATGCACCTTCCGGTCCTGCTGTCGAAAAACTTTCCATACTTTCGCGCATTCGCTCGTAAAAAGCTTCGTCCGTTTCTCTTTCTGTACCTCCTGCGCTAGTTGTAATGTTTTCTACCTTTTCATAATATGGGAATAAATCAACAATTTGAGTTATTTGCCCCGGTATAAAATCGTTCCCTATTTCCCCAGCCTTTTGACATACCGCAAGTACATCACCGTATAATTCACCAGCTTTAATGTAAAGGTCCTCTATAGTTTCAAATGTAATTTCTCCATCAACTGTTACTCTTGTCCCTTTTGGCACGATTTGTTGCGAAGAAAGTATTGTTGATAAATAAAACCTAAATGTCGTTTTTGCCGCTTTTGCTTCAAGTCTGTATGTGTCTTTGAAAATTTCTGCAAGCGAATCCAGATACTCCCCTTCTGCATACCTCGGAATATTTTGTTTTGCTGATTCATCAATAATGACCCTTTCTTGTATGATTATATCGGCAACCCAAAGAATGAAAAGGCGTGTCGGGTCCGCGGGATATAGAGTTCTCCCGGTAAACATTTCATATGATTTTATCAAGCTGTTTACAAGCAATTCCGTATCTGTATCAACAAAGCTTATTTCTGGGTATTTCCTGTTATTCTCCGTCAACTATATTCACCTCCACCCGCGGAATGAGTTTCCCTGCTTTTGTTTCCTGCTCTTCCTCTACAAATGTAATGTTTTCAATTTCTGCTCTCGGCTCATATCTTTCAATTGCGTCCAGCACTTCTGTCACAAGAATTGCTTTCGCTACTGGTAGGGGTTTATCCAAAAAGCGTTGAGGAAGCCCGAAACCTCTGTCAAGCGGCACTGTAAATTGTGGCGTTGAAATAATCATTGCCACATTCTGCAAAACCTCTTCAACAACCGTTTCTGGTGCAAGGTTTATTTTTTTATTATCATTCGCCGTAACAATATGAGCCATCCTCTTCACCTCCTTACATATTCTTTTAGTGAAATAGATACTTTTGCAATAAGTAAATTTCCTTTGTTGTCAAACCTCTCTAAATCCTTCGAGGTTTTCTCTATAACCCATTTGTATTTCCCGTATGCTTTATTACCTATCACAAGACGCATAATTTTTCCTTTTCTCTCCGCGTCAAGAAGTTTATTTATTTCTTTAATAGGGTTTACTCCTAAAAACGCTGAAAAATTCATTTTAAATGAAATAGAATCCGCATTTCTTCCTGTAAATTCGAGTAACGTATCTTTTAAGTGCCTGTCATGAGTGGCATACTTTACGGAACTGTCCCATTTCATACCTTCAAATGTTTTCACTGTTTCTTTTGATACACTAAAAACTATATCTCCAAGTGTTCCTATGATAGCCACATCACACCCCTCCTATTACAAATCCATCACTTCCGCCGTTCGGCATGTATATACAAAGTACCAATTGACCTACATATGGAATCCACGGATATACTTTCACGATATGTTTATGTGTCTTTTCTTCAATCACTCCGGTATACGTGCAACTCCCTGTGCTTTCCGGAATAGATTCTTTCTTTTCATACTGGATTGTCTTTTGCAAAATAATAGTGTCCGGGTCCGTGTTTGTATAAATTTCACCTAGCCCAAACTTTCTGTCCGCTGTTGCGTATTGAGCCGTTAAATCCCACTTTTCGCCGTCAACCTCTTTTTCAATTGTAATTGTCGGGCTATTTTTAAGAATTTTTAACGGTCCAGAAACAAGGTTGTTTTTATCAGCGAACTTCACTCTTGCCGTTCTATTTTCTACATCAACCGAACTCACCGTGCCAACTCGCACCATATTTTTTAATACATTCAATTCCTCTTTCATTTATCAATATTCCTCCAATACACGGCGTAATTTAATGTTTACAGTGTACCCGCCTGTCAAATTATGCGTTGCGCTTTCGATGATATATTTTCCATCAAATGCGCCATACCCCACAACATCAACCGTTACCCCTGCAACTAGGTCCAAATCTCCAACGAGAGTAAACTCCGCGGTAAATTCTTTTTTATTTTTTTCTCTTAGTCTTTTCATTGCAAGTTTTCTGGCTTCTTCTCTGTCATTTACTTTCTCGTTAATTTCCAGAACTTGACCGCTACCCGGTGTATTTCTCGGCTGGTAAGTGTATTCAATTGTTTTCCCTGTTTTAGGGTCTGTATAACTAACATGACATTTATCATATGCCGTGTCATTGAAGTTTGTTGAAAATCTATAACTTTTCACATCTGATTCACCGCGTTTTATCTTTCTTATCGTGTCTTTTTTCTCGTATGTTGCAGCGTCAAATAGAACAATCGTTTTTGCTGTTACTTTTAGCGATATTCCTGCATTCTTGCAAAGTGTTTTTAAAAAAACAATATCAGATTGTTGCACTTGCTCTCTTCGGTCATAGTATGGATTGTATGCCGATTCAAACATACACTTCATGCCGTTTTTACTTGCAATTTCTTCTGCTATAGCTTTAAGAAAAATATTTTCCCACGCTTTGGTTTTTTTCTGCTTTCGTATTGTTGATGTATAAGGGATTGAAGTTCCTTTTAGGCTTACTTTAGCAGGTGGTCCGCTTCCATCCACGCTGTCTATTTCAAATAAACCACAATCAAGAACTTTATCCTTTCCTGTCGAATCCCAATTTTTCTGAACGATAAGTGCATGAATCATCGCGCCTTTTGCTCCACCGCTGTTTGTCATTGTTTCTCGTTTTGCCGAAATCTTTTCCACTTGATTTTCAGCAAACCACCCTCTTTTGTCAACATGAATTGGGTATGGCACGCCTTGTTTTATGTTCAACTTAGTAATTTTTCCTTTGTAGTTTGTCACAGCACTTCCCGGTGTTCCTCTTCCATAACTGCTATATTGAGGTTTACCATTCACAATTACTTCATCACCTATTTTCCAACCACTATTATTAGTCTCTGGTGTTCGGGGCTGGGCTGGCGTATTAAGCCAATCGTCCAGCCAAACCCCTTCCCTATCATCAAGCGTTAATTGCAAATCATCCGTTTTATCCTCTTCGTTATCAGTATAAGTCATTGACAAAAAATATTTGTTTACATCCGCGCTGATATCCACCCCCTCAAATTCAAGGCGTATTTCAACGCGTCTTGCCATTTCATTATTGCTCATACTATCCCTCTTTTCCACGGTGGCAGTTTCGCCGAAACCTCCGCTTCTATTTCTGGAATATCAATCACTATTCCTGCGGGGAAAATGGCGGTGTGACGATGTTGCAAATTGTTTTTTATGAGTTTATCGGTATATTTTTCATCTCCAAGCGTTTTATATGCTATCGTGTCCCACATATCGCCTAAAACCGTTGTATATTTTTTACTCATATCTTCCCCGCCTTTCGTCCTCTTCTTTTTTTCTTATTCTTTCTTCCACTTCGTTTAATAATTCCTCATTGTTTTTCTTCAACTTCTCTTCTAGGTCATTCGGTGCGTTACCGTCAACATGGATTGTCGGTTGGTTATGAATTGTTATTTTTGTTACGACTTGTGTTGAATCTGCTTTTACTGTTGGTGCTGTAACTCCTGCCGCCGTGCCTGTGCTATATGCAAGTTGAAGTTGCGGCAACATAGGTCCTCTTGGCACTGCCGCTCTTATAGAAGAAAGCATTGCTTGCAACATCGGTGCAAACATAACAACTTCTTTTACTTCATTGTAATTATTCTGCGTATTTGCTTTATTGATATTGTTGAATATTTTCCCTGTTTGTGCGGCTGTAAATACTTTTCTTCCTTTTGCATTGGTAATAAGTTCCGCACCTTTTTCACCAGCAATAAATGTGTCCGGTGTATAGTTTGACCCTTTTGCAAACATCGGAATTTTAGGAATGTTTAAATCAAACTTTTTCCCTCCGACCACCGGAACCCAATCCGGTATGTCAAAACCAACCTTGTTGATACTTCCTATAACTCCATTCACTATTGAAATAACGGCATTCAAAGGCGCTTTTACAATACCGCCCAATGATTGGAATATTCCTTTGAAAATATCTTTTACGCCTGTCCAAGCTTTTTCCCAATCACCTGTGAACACGCCCACTATGAAATTGATTATGCCTTTAATTGTGGTCAATAACCCCCCAATAACTTGCATTATCGTGTGGAGCGCCCCTGTGATAATTGATTGAATCATCGGCATTACCACACTAACAATATTCATAACCGCCGTTGCCACACCTTGAATTATAGTCCATAGTCCTTGAATAATACTCGCTATGGTCGGCGCCCATTCTGCAAATTTTTGTGCAATCATTGGAAGCACTGTCACGACTATAAAGTCGAAAATATCTGCTATTACTGGTTTTACATACGTGTCAACAAAAGTTATAAACTGTCCCACGATATTTCCTATTGTTTGGAATACTGTCACGAACCCATTTAAAAATTCAGCTAATGCCGGGTTATTTTCCCCAAATGTATCATTGATAAATTTCCTTATGTTTTGGATTCCTCCATCCGAAAATACATTCTTAATTGCATTACCGATGTTGCCTATCGTTGCAACTACTTTGTTAAATACTTTAAGTCCAGCTTCTCCAAATACTCTTTCTACAACACCTCTTACTCCATCTAGGTTATCGCGTAAAATCTGAATAGCAGAAATGATTAACATGACCACTCCAACGACCGGGAATATTTTCCCGAATATGCCGCTAAACGGTCCTAATATTGCGCCGCCTAAGTTCATGAGAGGTGAAATTAATTTCCCTATGCTCATAAACGGCTTCGCTACCATCATCCCTATTCTTCCAAGTGGTCCAGCAATTATCCTGCTTCCCACTCCACTAAATATTGATGTTATTCTGCCGCCCATTCCTCCAAATACGCCTAATATCCTACTGCCAACACCACCGAATATGCCTGTAACTGCATTCCCAATGCCAGAAAATATAGTTGCAATTCTTCCGCCACTGAATATTTGTCCAATCGCACTCCCAACACCACCAAGCGCACCTCTTATTCCTCCGAAATAATTTCTTAATCCTGCACCCGCTGTTGTCAATCTGCTTGAAAGTCCCATCGCTTCAACGCCTGCAACTGCCGCTCTCCCTCTAAACAATGAAAATACTTTTTGAACGCCTAGAACTCCGCCTTTTAATTCCAGAAATCCTAATTTTGCTGTTATCGTTGCAACTTTAAAAGCAAGAAGCCCAGCGGCAACCTTTGCTACCGTTTCAATTAATTCTGGATTCTTTTCTGCAAAGTCTGCAAATTTTGTGACCAATTCGGACAACTTTTCCGCGGCTTTCCCTACATATGGCAAGAATGTATTCCCCAAAATAACACTAAGTCTTGTAATACTATTTTTGGCTAGCTGTACTTTGTTTTCTGTTGTTCCTGCTCTTGAAGCGTATTCCTCTTCCATGCTTCCTGCGTACAAAGACGCGTCTCCAACTTTGTTCAATTGTTCTTCAAGCAAATTCAATTTTGTTAGCATAGGAGAAAGTGCCGCCACTGATTCTTCTCCGAAATAATTTTTCAGCGCCGCTGTTTTTTCTGCTTCTGGTAACTTATTAACCGCCTTCATAAAATCAAGAAGAGCGCCTTTTGCGTCTTTTTGCATGCGTTCCGCCAGTTCCGTTGCCGATATTCCCAGCTTATCAAGTACGGCTCTTTGTCTTTTGGTAGCGGCATTTCCCGCAGTCATAGTCGTCATTACTTTTTTGATACCTGTTGCGGCAACATCTTCACTTACTCCAACCGCGACCAACGTTGCTCCGAGCGCGGCAACTTCTCCACTGGCAAAGCCTGCCACTTCTCCCAACGGTCCAACTTTAGTAACAATTGATGAAATCTGCTGGGTATTCGCCGCTGATGTATTGCCTAAATAGTTTATTTTATCGGATAACTCCACAACTTGTTCTTGCGTAAGTCCAAACGATGTTCTCCACTTTGCCAGCCATTCTCCAGCTTGTGCCGCTGTCGTGTCAAAAGCAATACCCATTTTTGCGGCATCTGTTGAAAAACCGATTATTTCTTTTCTTGCAATCCCCGCTTGTCCAGCCGCCGCCGCAATTTCCGTTAGTTCTTTAGGTATCATAGGTATTTTTGTTGATAAATCAAGAATTTCTTTTTTCATTAAATAATATTCTTTTGTCAATTTCCCTGTTGTATCATCTTTTAATCCATCAACAACCTTTGCCACGTCCGCCATTGAAGATTCAAAATCTTTTGCGCTTTTTACAGGACCAGCATAGAACGCCGCACCTATTGCAGAAACAACGCCCACCGTGCCTACAAGCTGTGTTCTAGTGTTTGCAATTGCGGCGGCATTCTTTCTTTGGGCGGTGTTAATCCTGCTCAACTCTTCTTGACTTCTCTGCACTGATTGGTAACTTCTAGCAAGTCTTTCATTTGCCGTTTCCAAGTTGTTTGTATTTACACCTGCACTCCGCAATTCTTCGCCTAACTCTCCAAGGCGTCTTTCCTGTTCCTCTATTCGAGTGGTGGTTGCTTCTATCTGGCGGGCATTCCTTTCAAATCTTCTTCTTAAAGATTCAGAAGGTGTCTCTGTTTGGCTCATTTCCTGTTGCAATCTTTCATGTTCCGCAGTTAATTCCGCCAGTTTTTGCCTACTTTTTTCAACTGCATTCGATTGCTTTTTATATCCGTCTATTTTCCCAGAAAGAGAATTTATCCTTGTAAGAGTTCCTTGAAGTTGCCTTGTTGTATTCAATGCTGACGTAAATGAACTATTGAAATTTGAACCCAGCGCCGCTTTCAGTTTAAATAAAAGTTCATATTCTTTTCTACCACCCGCCAAACTCCCACCTTCTTTCATGCAACTAAAAAGCAACCTACCTCAAAAGGTGGTTGCTATTTTCCATTATGGCTTTTTTGTTTTTTTACCGGTGTTGTGAATGCTTTTTCAACACTCCAATCATATTTGTATATTCTATTCAACAATACATTTCGTTTAAATCCTAATGTCTTTTCCCATTCTGTTATTGTCTTTGTTTCTCCATTGTATGTGATATTGATATTATTTCTTGTGTTATTGCATTGAGTTTCCCAATCGGTCCATCTGCAATTTTCGGGCGAATATCCCTTATCATTATCTATTCTGTCAATACTTAAATTTTCTTTGTATCCATTAGATATGGACCATTTTTTAAACACTTGAAAATCTTCTTCCCATTCTTTACATATTGTTATCCCTCTGCCTCCATAATTTTTGAACGCTTGGGAATTAGGATTCTTCACTCGTTGTCGCATAGCTATCCAAATTTGATATAGTTTTGTCTTGCTTTCGCCAGTGTTGTCTTTTTTTATGTTGTATCTTGTGATTTTTTCACGGCGTAAACACCCACAACTTTTTGCGCGTCCATTGCGTAAATTCCCTCTTGTAACAAGCACTACTTCACCACAATCGCATTGACAATACCACCTTGCGTGATTGGTTTTATCATTTTTTCCTCTTTTTATCACAACAAGTTTTCCAAATCGTTGTCCAGTTAAATCAATTAGCTTTGCCATAGCTTTGCCTCCCTATTTCACTCTTTATTTAAAATACTACAAAAACTCAAGCGCGTTGGCAAGCGGTTCGGTATAGCACCTCTTAAAAAATTTATTTTCCTTTATCCTCTTCCATCGCGCTATTAATATCCTCAATCCACATAATAAGTTCTTGTATTCTCATATCTAAGAAAAAAGGAATAGGGGTATATGTTGCCCTAGCCAATCGGAAACTTTGTTGTCTGAACCATTGTCCGGGTTTAACTTTTAGTAACCCGCATTGATTAAAAAATCGCGCGCGGCATTTGTAATTTTATTAAATTCCGGAAGCGGTAAGCATTCCAATGCGTCCGTTCCGATATTTCCAGCTTTAGCCGCCATCCTGCATTGAAACCCTCTTGAAATTTCTGGTGCAAGCGCGTATTCTCCCATAGCCTGCATTTCCCCCTCTATACTTATCATATCTTTTCCAGTTAATTTGTCGAAATAGAAATTCAGCTTTTCAAATTTCTTCCCTTCGTATTCAAACGGCTTTTTAAATTCATGCACATAAACGCCGTTATTCCCTTCTGTTGCTTTGTTTTTCTCTTTCGATGTATTTACCTGTCCATTTGTTTTTTCTTGCCCTGTTCCCACTCCTGTGCCTTCTGCATTAATATTTTTGATTTCTCCACTCATTGTTTTTTCCTCCCTTTTTTATTCGGTTAAATTAAAACCAGCGGTTGTTGCCGCTGGTTATTTTCCAAGTGCTTTTCTTACATCTGCCAAATAATCTGTTCCATTGACAAGATAAATGAAATTTAATATATCAACTTCAAGTACCTTTTCACCGTCAATGAATGTAGCCCAATACGTCACCGCATATTCTCCGCTTGCCTCTGCCGGTGAAGCTGGCGCAACTTTCCCCGGATTGAGTTTCTTTGGTTTTACAACCATAACATGCTTAATTGGTGTTACGGTAGTTTTCCCAGAAACAGTGTCTTTTCCTTGCTGTGCCACTCTTAAATCAATTTGATGGTCGCGCGGTTCAAGAAGCGCCACCGCGTCTTTTACAAGTGTTCTGAAATTCAGTGTCAATGTCATTGCTTCAAGATGTCCCAAAACAACACTCTCAAAAGTTCCGCTGATTCCTGCGCCTTTTACTTCTTCCGTTAAGTTTGAAATTTCCGGCAATGTTACTTCTGCCATCCCGTAATATTCTGTTGAATTTTCATATACCGCAAAGTTAATTACGGCTTCGTTTACTTTTGGCATACTCTTTTACCCCCTTTACGCTTTAAATGCCGCCGAAACATAGTTCGCGTCATATTCTAAAATAAATTCAAGTTCTTTCGCTGGGCTAGGTGGTGTCATGTAAATATGGAATGTTGCTTTTCCACTCATGAGTGCTGTTGTGCTGTTTTCTTTGTCTCTAAACTCAACCCTACCACCAAGCAACTTTTCTTCCGATGTAAGCCCATTCAGCCATATGTTAAGGCTGTCAATAATCGAATCAATTAATCTTCGATTCAATTTGTTATCTATCTTCGACCAATATGTCAAGATTACACTGTTTGAAACCCATCCAAACATACGAGAAACGCAAATAAAATGATCTTTTACGTCTGTACTAGCTGGGAAGCAAGCCGTTTCATTTCCCCATAAAACAAAGCCCCCAATAAAATTGAGTGCCGTAACAATACCATTTGAATTGAGGAAGTTTGCTTGCTGTAAATCAAGCGCGACTTCTGTTCCATCCGCAAGAACTGTGCTATTAATTTGCAATAACTTGTTAGATGGGCTTTCGCATGGACTATCTCCATTTTCTATATCAACCTTTGTCATAAGTCCTGCCGCTTGCGTTGACATATGGAATACTTTTTCTCCTAATTTACACATCGGGAAGCAAAGTATTTGAGTTTTAACATTGATATTATTGGCTTTTTTCCAAGCCGGCGCGTCTGCATAATGCTTTGTTGACGATGTGTCTACATCTATCAGCGCTTTCCCTTCAAATATTCCATTAATATTTTGGGCTTTACTGCTCATAATCGCCGCAACTTCTGCTTTGTGTGACCATCCCGGGCAAAGTATAATGTCCGGAACTATACTGAACAATGGAAATACCTTGTCTATCAATTCAAACCCTGTAGTCTCTTTGGTTTCAACATTAAAACCGCCTATGATTTCCGCGTCTGTCACCATTGATGGGTCAACTTCATCATAAGCAATATTTAATTTCGTTGCCGCTTCTGGTATAGTTCCGCCGTCAAGCACTTCAAGGACCAGTTTCCCGCCATCATAAAACAAATCATAATCCGTTTCAATTGTGTACGCCTCTCCTGTTCCTGTTTCCGCTTTAACGACTACGGTACTTTTAATTGCTTCAAATGGCAAATAAACCTTGCCTTCTGTCAATTCCAAGTCTGCGGCGGCAACTGTCTTTTTATGCTTTGTTGGGTCAAGCACATTGACAAAGATAACCGGACTTACACCGTATAACTTGTAATGTGAATACATCACTTCGCAAAGGCTGTATTTCGCCCAATCGTCACTATAACCAAGCTCCGCAACTGCTTCACTGTAGTTATTACCGAGAATAGGCACATTTGTTTTCCCACTCACCGTATGCACTGGCGCCGTTCCTACTACAAAAGCAATGCCGCTTCCTGCTGTCACCGGAGTTGAAACCGATGTTTCAATTTGTCGCGTTTTTACGCCGTGATAAAATGCCATTTTCTATTCCTCCTTATTTTCACCCATCGCGGAAACTATATCATCATAATATTTGTTGATGATATTCCCGTGTGTCTGGGTTTTTTCTTTTAGTTCCCCAAGTTTCCCAACCGGAACAATCAAACGTTCCACTTGCGGGTATTTTTCTATTACTTCTTTGTAATATTCTTTAATGCTTTCTATGCCACCACATAGGACTGTATTGCTCTTTAATCTTCCACCGGGCAATGATGGTCCTATATATACAAAATGCTGGCATTCCTTGCCTTTTACTGTATTGGCTTTTACTTCTGTTTTTTTAACCTCTTCCCTTTTCTCATTGCTGGTAGAGGTTGTTGTTTCCGTTGGATTTTCTTTTCTTTTTGCTACCATATATTTTTAACCTCTCTTTCTATTTCTGGCATTTCCCAAATAGTGAGCATTTCACCCATATAGTACGGTGCGGTATCATCTGGATATACAATGTATTCAAGCGGTTTTTTAATCAAGAATTGTTCACCTACAACCCCATCTTTTAACAACGAAATACGTATTCGTGTTAATACATTCAAAACGTCCATTGCCCCTTCGCCGCCATCCTCTGAATACGTCGCCACAATTATTCTTATTTTGCATTCACTCTCCGCACTTTGTCCTTCTTTTTGTTCATCTTTTCCAGTTAAAAACTGTAAAAGTATATAAGGAATACGCTTTGTTTCACCTTCCTTATCTGGCAAACGCATTTTATGAACTTCTGCTGGGCGTTCTTTAGCTTCTTCGCTACTTGATTTTGTACGAACCGAAAGAATAATATCTTTCGTGTGTTCCTCAATATATTTTTTTAGTTTTTCAAGTAATACAACCGCCGTCATGCTTCAACCTCCTTATTAAACATAACCGTTTAGTATTCGGCTTATTTCATGTTCAATACGTTTATTCACCGTCTCTTGTGTGGCAGCTTCAACCCTTTGCAAAACCTCTTCATTTTCCATCATATGGGCTGTCGATGGTCCAAAAAGTTGTTGTGATGTTTCACGCTTTCTTGTCATTCTCTCGAATACACCAACGCCATACCTTCCTAAATTTGCAACATATGCTGATTGCAACCTTTTTGCGCCTTCATTCTTCAACACCGAAACGCTTACAACTTTCCTTTTGGGTTGGCTTGGCGTCACCTTGAATTTAATTAATGGTATTACTGCGCCACCAAACTCAATTTGTCCTTCCAGATTGCTTGAACTCGCCCGCTTTACCTTCATGTTTCGATTGCTAGTAATGTCTTTCTGTTTTATACGGTACGTTTCTCTAATCATTTTACCGGATTTTGAACGTACCGTTGCTAATCCTCTATTTATCGTGCTGTAAAAGACTTTATTCGGGGCGTTTTTTATTCCGCCAAGTATTAAATTCACTCTTTCTATTTGTTGATTTGTTATTTCAATCATTCATCCAAGCTCTCCAAATCAAGAATTATTTCGCCCGCTTCATTTCCTACTTTTACAATATTGAAAATATCGTCCCCAATCTCTATACTCGCGCCCTGTCTTGGCATAAAGTTTAAATCACTAAAAGCAACATATAACTTGACATCAACACGAAAAATGCCGCCTGCATTATCGCTTGACGGCTTTTTCCTGTCTTGTGCGCCCTCGTAATCAAGAATTACAGGAATCGTGTGATATTCTCCATCGTAATAAATTTCCATTTCTTCCGCAAATTCATCCGTATTGTGGAAAACCGCTTTTACATCACGCTTCATTTGTTCTTTTAGATTCATTACAGAACTTGTGCAACAAACCAGCTATCGACTTCGTGAGGAATTGGAAGCGGGTTACTGTTAAGCTGTAAAAATCTGCGTGATGGATTTCTTTCAATCCAAGAATCCGGAACTCTCTCTCCTTCTACTGTAATGAAATTCTTCGTATTTTCATCGAGTAGTGTAACTGCTCCATAGTACATAGAGTAATTCGCTCCTGTAGAAATAAGAGCAAGTGTTTTTTCTGGTACAAGTGGTTTTTGCTCTGGCGCTTCTGGATTTGTCCAATCGTCCAAATACCATTCATTGTAAGTATAAATGTCCAAACCTTCTGCGTGAAGAGTACCTATATATGTTGTACCGTTTGGAAGTTCGCGTGGTTTGATAGACGCAAGGTCATAACCTTTTGTATCAAGTATTTTTTGCACTTTAGGGTGATTAATAAATGCCGTCGCAACATCATCTGACATTACACACACATCGCAATTTACAAAGCCGTTTTTTTGAACTTGCTTCCTCCATCTTTTCAAGTCTGCAATCGGGTCTGATGTTTCAGCACCCCATTTTTTAGCCGCTGTTGTGATAGTTTCTTTGTTCGTAAAACTAAAGTCAATTACTTCGTTGATTCCATCGCCAACAATCGGAATCGTACCCGTGAAAATCGCTTGCGCGCACATCCATTCTTCACGCCTTACAATCATTTCGTTAAGCTCCGTGAAATCTCTCGCAAGTTTTTCAACTACTCTTTCTGCTGGACTTTTACCTCCATATATACTTTCACCCGGCATTCTTTGCATAAGGTCGTCCACTGTCGTAATTTTGTTTGGCGCTACAAGTGGCGGCGTATAAGATTTCGTTTGATATCCACTATTTGGAATCGTCTTGCCTCCAATTTTTCTATGAACAAATGGCGCAAGCGCTCTGTTCCCTTTTTTAAAATCTACATCAACGCTTTTTGTTGTAAAAGTCTGAATGTTTTTAAAGAATGTCGTTCTAAAAAATGTATGCACTTTCGGCATACGCGTAACAACCTTCCCCATAGTACGCGGTTCAAAAATACTTATTTCATTTGCCATTTTCTATTCCTCCCTTTTCTACTTTAAGAAAATCCCTAGTTTTCTGAATGCTGGTTTCAGCATATCAATTGTAACGTCTGCCGGAAGTGGAATTTTATCCGCGAAAAATTCGCCAGTTAGATAAATAGCCGCTTCCCCGCCACTTCCATCTTCTGCGGCTATTCCATAAAGATTTTCGACTGTGTTTTCTTCAATTGTTTTTGCAGGAATCGCATTAGTCGTGTCTACCTCTGTTGCTTCAATTTTAACAACTGGTTCAATTTCTCCCCCGACAAGTTTAACGGGCGTATGTTTAGCTACTGTTGCCCCACTTTTAATCGGATATACACCTTTTGTAATCGGATAATCGCCTGCAATAATATTTTCCGGCGTGTTTGTTGCGGTATTTACTTCATACATGTTTTATCCCTCCTTATTTGCTTTCTGGAAACAACTTATCAATAGCCGCGTCATATGGATTTTCTCCATTGTTATTCTCCACGCCTTCTTGACTGCTGCTTCCTACTTTATTGATGTTACTGTTCACTACATCTGCATTTCTACTTGCAAGGTAATTTGCTCCTTGCTTTTTCTGCTCTGCCACAATCTTCATTGCTACTTCTGCGGCGGCAATTGGGTTTTCAAATTTTGCATTGTTTACAATCCCTTCGTAACCATCAATCGCCATTTCTTCAATGTTTTTAATGCGTTCACGTTCTTCTTTTGCCGCGGCATTTTCTATTTGCTTTGTTAAATCTGGGAACGCGGCTTTCAATTCATCAACTGTCTTAATTTCCATAGTGTTTTCACTCTCCTTTGTTTTGGTTTGTTTAGGTGTTTTATTTGAAAAACCTCTGCTGTCATGTAGAGAACATAGGTTTAACAACGAAATAGGTGGATTTCTATACATCTGCATATCCAATGCGGCTGAATTGACTACGTTTTCAATGGTGTTTTCTGCTTCTTCTTCAAACATCAATTCATCGCAAAAACCGTTTTCAACTGCTTCATCTCCTGTGTACCATGTTTCAGCCGTCATAAGGTCTGAAATTTCTTTTTTGTCTTTTCCTGTTTTTGCGGCATAAGCATTTATAATGCCTTGCTTTATTTTTTCAAGCATGGCTTGCCCTTTACTGAAATCACTTATGTTGTAATATCCATAAGCAAAAACCATCGGGTCATGTATCATAAAATAACCACTTGATGAAATCGCTATTGATTCGCAAGCTGCCGCAATACCAACTGCCGCACTTCCACAAAAACCATCAATTTTACAATTTATTTTCTTTCCTTCTTGCCTTTTTTCTCTTATAGCAGTTCTTATTGCTTCCGCCGCAAAAACATCGCCTCCACCACTATTTATGCGCACGCATATTTTCGATGTTGTTATTTTGTTCAACTCTTCTTTGAACAAAATTGGTGTCACTTCCGTTCCTTTTTCATCTGTCCACCAATTATAACTTTGTTTATCAGCAATCACATCGTATATTAATATTTCTGTTAAATCTCCGTTAGCTTGCGTGAAATTCCACGCAATTTTACTTGCTATTAGCTTCTTCTGCAATGTTTCTCACCTCTTTCATTAATTGTTCTTCTCTTTTTAATTGCTGTACGTTTTTGTAGAAATCTCCGCCAGTAAGTTCCATCGTTTCTCTGTCACGTGTAGAGAATCCATTTGCAACCCGTTTTTCTGCCGCGGTGACTTCTTGTACTGGATTTAAAAGCCCTTGTGCTGGTCCATTCCACTCCGCTCCACAATATGCTTTCCTAATAATTGGGTCTGCAAAGAATCCGGGAGCCGGTATTCTCCCTTTCGCAATCGCTTCCGCTAGCCATTCTTCAAAAATCGGCTGACAAAAATCATTTGCAAGCCATGTTCTGTACATTTTGAACATTTTCCACGCTTCAAGTAAAGCGCCTCTCGACGCACTGTACGAAGCATTAAAGTTCTTTACAAGTAATTCGTACGGAATTTCAAGCGCGGCACCAATTTGTCTACAAATAGCAATTACAAAGCCATCGAACGCAGTGTTTGGTCTACCGGGGTTTAATTCTTTTGCTTTTTCACCTTCATTTAAGTCGATAATCGCCCCCGGTGCAAGTTCAAGAGTTCCATCATCCGCACTGTCTACTTGTTGCTTTTCTGGTATAATTTCACCTAGTGCAGTTTCACTGCTTGCACTTTCTTTTTCGATAAACACAGTAAACATTCCGCTAACAACCGCCGCAACAAGTTCCGCGTCTGTATAACGCCCTAGCTGCTTCAATGCTTCGATAACAGGTGCAAGGAAAGGAACACCTCTTCTTTGTCCTATGCGTTCCCTATTCATTACATGAAGCACATTTCTTCTTCCCGTTTTCGCTCCATAAGCTTCAACCCTTGTCCATTTAGTTTCTATTGCTTCAAATGATAACGGATGATGTGTGCTGATATGGTACGCCACGACTTCTCCAGCTTCGTTCACTTCTACACCTCCGACAATTCTGGGGTTTGTGTTTCCTGCTGGGTTACTTAATCTATCAGCTTCAATCAAGCAGATTCTCAAGTCATAAGGCATATTGATTCTTTTAGTTACTGGAAGGGTAACAATTACATCTCCACTCATAAGCCAATTCAAAAACGCAAGCTGTTGAAGTTCATAAAAGTTATCTAGTCTTTCAATGTCGCAAGCAGGAGAATCCGCCCACAATGCAAATTCTCTTTCGATTTTACTTTCAAGCTTGCTAGCTTCCTCTTCCGAAATCCCCAGCACTTCGTAATCTACTTGGCTTTTAAGCCTCAATCCTCCGCCGACTACATTGGTCCTGCATGTTTTGACTGCTCCTGTCGCAAGCGGAACACCCATATACAAATCACGTGAACGTTGTCTTAATGTCGCAAGATTTTCTTGTATATCCTCTTTAGCGCTTCCGCCACTATAAAGCCAACCTAATAGTGATTTTTTAGTATGCGAAGCCCCGTAATTGCTATAACCACTATTTATGATTTTAAGTCTTTGACGCGCGGCAACACGTTTAAGTCCTTTTTCTGGCGATATAGCGGCTATTGCCTTATCTAATATATTCAATTTTTTTCACCTCCTTTATAAATCACGGAGAACAACTCTCATTACTCGGTTTCTGCCCTTTCTTTTCGATATGTTTTTAAGTTTTTCAACTTCATTCTTCCAGAATTGAATTTGTTTTCTTATTTCCGGAAGATTCGCTTTCGTCAAGCTTCTTGAACCTATGGAATAGCTTTGGCTTGTTGTGACCTCCAATTCAGCGGTCAACCAAGCTTCCAAATGCTTCTTTGCTACTTCAAGTGTGTATGCCATTTATATAATTCCTCCCGAACGTGAACGCCTACCACGTTTTTTAGTCTGCACGGCTGACGTTTCTTTTTTATCTTGCTTTTTAAGTACCGGATTCGCTATTTCAAGCGCAACCGTCGCATAGTTACGAACGTCAAGTGGCTCATTTCGTTTATATCCGCTGTTTTTTAGCTTCCATACATATTGTGCTTTACCTCGTTTATAGGTCATTACCATTTTTTCAGCAGTTAAACCTTTAAAATATTCTTCCGTATAACCTCTGTCTTTCTCTTTTGGAAAATGACAATAGTTCGGTCCTTCTTCCTTTACCGCTAATCTCTGATATAGCAATGATTTTCCTGTATCGACTCCAATAGTAAACAAAGGTGTTTTCTCTCTGTTTGATGTTGATGGCTTGCTGTAGTAAGGAACTTCCGCTCCTCCTTTACCTTTAATAGCAAAAATGCGGCGTGCTGTCCTCGGTTTGCAAAATTTATACACTTGGTTAGTAAAATGTCCTCCACTATCTATACATGTGCAAATGATTTTTAATTTTGCGCCATCTGCTCTGGTAAATGTTTGATTGAGGAACGTATCTAGTTCGTCCCATATGCCTTTTAGCTTCAAGTCTCCATATATTACTTGATATTTTATTCCCCAGCTTTCTTTACCTTCGCCCCATCCAACAACTTCAATTTCGAATCTATCATCTTGCGTGTCAACTCCTGCGGTTAAGCAAATTACCTCTTCCGGAACTTCGCAATTATATTTTTCTCGGCGCTTGTAGAGGTCGTCTTTTTCAAGTTGTTCGCCTTGTTCTTCCCACGTTTGCCCCATTTCTGTATTGGTCCAAACTTTTAATAATTCGATATTTCCCTTTTTCTTTTCTTCATTTGCTGTCAAAAACTTTTGAACTATCTCTTTCCACTCGACAAACAAAGAGGCAAGGGCATTTAGATGAAATCCTCTAACTTTTCTCTCTGGGTATTTTGCAATAAACTTACCTTTCTGGAACTGTTCCTTCCAATCAATCTCATTTGATACAACGCCACACTTTTCACATACGTGTGAAATATCGTCAAGATTATTTTTATCAAATACCACCCTTCCCCATTTTAACGGCTGATATTCTCCACACTCTGGACAAGGTACGCACCATTCCTCTTGCGTGCTATGTTCAAACTCAACCTCTATTCGCGAAAGTCCTTTAATAGTGGGTGTACTTACGCATATTTCTTTCTTATTCCAAAATGTCGTAAGTCTTTTCCCAGCCAATAGAAGTGGGTCACCTTCATTCCCCGCGGTTGCTGGGTAGCGGTCTATTTCATCCGCAAGCAATATTCTAATAGGTCGAGACGCAAGAGAAGAAGCTGAATTTGCTCCAACCATCGTGACATGTCCACCCGGAAATATTTTTTGCAAAATCGTGTTCCCACTGTTTCTGCTTTTGTCATTCACTCTATCTTTCAGTACCGGCGTATCTCTCAACATAGGAGAAAGCCTGTCCTTGCTAAATGTTTCCGCCATTTGTATCGTTGGTTGTAGCACCATAATCGGGCTAGGGTCATAATGCATATAATATCCTATAGGATTTAAAATAAACCCATCCGTTTTCCCTAACTGTGCCGCACTCATTACGACAACTTTTTGCACCTTTATATCAGAAATCGCGTCCATGATTTCTCTTTGATATGGTGCTTTTGTTGTTTTCCATTTGCCCGGCTCTGCGGATGATTCAGAAGAAAGACGGCGGTATTCATCCGCCCACTGTGAAATTGTCATATTTGGCGGCGGCTTCAACACTGAAAATATCCTTGCGAATAAATCAACTGTCGCTTTCTTCATCGTCATTCACCCTCTCTCCGAAAACTGTTTTAAAATCTGAAAGCTCGTCTAGTGATTCATCAATATGCTCTTTTAGTATTTTGAATATCTCTGTTTTGTCTTTTTTTTTGCTTAAAATTGGTGAAAGTTTTGCAGGTATTGCCATTAAACGACTTTTGAAATTAATGAGCATATCAGTCATTACGACTTCTATATCGTCCGAACTATGCAATTTATTTTCTTTTATCTTTAATTCAAACTCTTCATTCAATCGCTTGGCACGCACTAACTTTGCGCGTTCTGTATAGTAGTCAATGTTCTCTTCTGTTTCGGGGTTACGTTTTCTTAGATAATTTATATATCTGTGTACCGTGGGAATGAGTTCATAAAGTCCGTTGCTGTTTGGATATTCTTCAATGATTTTTTCGTCCCTCAATTGCCGCACTCTTCGTTCTGAAATATCAAGAAAACGCGCAATCGCTTTTGCGTTGTAAAGTTTCAAAAGCAACACCCCCTTCTTTTTTTATTTTTTGAACACCCCCTTATAAAATTTTTCCGCAAATTCCGGAAGTGGTTTTTTGTATTTTATATCTAGGCAAATCCCGGGCGTCAGCGGACCCGCAGGCTTTATATTTCGCTGGAAGAACCTATGGTTTTTTTAGCATATACCTTAAATTTCTTCTGTTCCATCATCTTTGGTATCGTCAATCTCTCCTGTTTCTGGGTCTATGTTGAATACCCCTTTTAGTTTTTGTTTTGCAAGGCGATATTTTTTTTCTTCGAGTTCTATACGTCGCCTGTCGAGTTCGTATGACTTTATACTGTCAAGAAGCTTTATTATTCTGCCATGTATTTTATTCAACTCTGCCTCTAACCTTAAAGTCCTATCGAACGGACTTGCTTTTACAACTGTTTTCATGGCTGTTTTTAATTCTTCTATGTTACTCCTCTGTTTTTGCTTCTTTTTATCCTCCTGCTTTGGCACAAGCATTTCAACAACCTTGTCCACGTGCAATGCCTCTTCATTCTCCTGCTCTAAAGCTTTAATTTTCCTTTTCAAATCATTTTCTTTTGCTATTAGCAATTGAAGTTCTCTCAACATATTTTCTTGTGTGTTCAGCGTAATTGATTCTATATACGCCCTTTCCTCTGGCGGTAAATCGTCAAGATGTACGGTTGAATATGCACCGTGCGTTTCTGCGTTCTTATTCCGGAGAGGTGCGCCATGCCCTGTTGCGTTTTTATTCCCGGGTTGTCCTCCGCGCTTCTTCTTCCCAAGTTCTGCTTTCCAATCATCTTGACTTTTCCATTTTCTTATACTGCTTTCTGGCACTCCTGCTTCTTCTGCCAATTCTTTTGTCTTTATTTTCCCTCCGCTTTCAATCCATTTTTTCTTCACAACTTCCCGCATTGGATGTCTCGGTCTTGCCACTGGCTCTTCCCCTCCTTTCGTTTGTTTTTCTATTTTGCTTTTCGTTACCTTTCCGGAAGCAAAAAAATAATGAGCCTAGAATCAAATAGGCTCATGTGGTATAGATTTCCATACTACAAATATACCGCATAAAAAGCGGACAAAACGGACAAAATTCAGTTTTTTTTAAAATATCTTTTGATTCTTTTTCTAGGTGTATCTCCGTTAGGATAACCGTACACTTTTAGAGCGACCATGCTCCATGTCATTCCTTTTATGTACCTTAATTCTATAATTTGGCGCACTTTACTATCTTCTATATTCTCGATAAAATTTTCTATTTCTTCTAACTCGCGATATAGTTTTAATTTTCTATCATTTAATCTTTCTGTTACTCTTTTTATCTTATCTCGTCTTTTGATATTAACTCCTGTTATTTTGATTGTATGTTCTGTATACGGAAATGATTTCGAAGAAGCCCGTACGACATCCGATACAATTTCCTCTGATTCTTGTTGCATTTCTAAAATTCTATTCTCTAATATTTTGATTTCTTTTATTTTATCTTTAAATTGTTCAAGTTTTTTTAAATCCATTATATGCAACCCTCTTTCTTTAATTATTGTTAAGGCGGTCTATTTACCCATTTGAATGGTATTAATCGCCTTGTTGTTTTCATTTTTTCACCCTCTCTTCTGTGCTTGGGTTTTTAACCACTTCATACATATTCCATGGCGTTCCTCTATATCGCTTTGATTACATTCAAACGCATAATCACAAAACCTTCCTACGCCATCACATCTACAGCATATAAACTCCACCATTTCTGAAATATTCATCCCTTTTATAATTTCAAATATCGTGGGAAATGGTTGAGGCTCTGGGATTTCTTTTTTAACCTCTGCTTTCTTGCCCTCTCCCTCTGTTTTTATTTTCTTTTCCTCTTCTTGTATTGTTTCTTCTGCCGCTTCCTTCTGGTCCTCTTCCTGCTCTGCATTTTCTTTATTCTCTTCTGCTATTGTTTTTATTTCTGCCTTTTTCTCTTTTACATCGTTTATTGATATATTACCTTTTTCCATGTATTTTTTAAAAACTTCTTGTTGTGCTTCTTTTGGTAAAGTCGAAATTTCATATGCTGTTGATATATTGATTTTCTGTTCCTTAAACTCTTCCTTGAAATCCTCCGAAAGCTTTTTCGATATACTGTCCATCCTGCCCACTTGCGCCGCTGATGTCTTTAATGTTTTAGCAACTAATTCTCTTACTCTACCCGGCAACTTCTCTTTCTTCTTATATCTTTCTAGTAACTCTTTCAATCTTTCTGCTTGTTGTGTCTTTTCCCAATCCGTCAACTGTCTTGCTGTTGCATTTGTCGTTATTAGCAATAGTTGCTCTTTTATTTCGTCCAGTTCAGTTTCAATAGCACATGGAATAAATTCAAATTCCTTTTTACCTTCTTTCACTAAAGCAAGAGAAGCAAGGCGGCGGCGGTGTCCTGCTATAACCTTATATTTTCCATTGTCTAATTGCTTTACTGTTAAATTCTGTTTTATTCCAAACATTTCAATCGAATCTTTTAATTCCTCTATATCTTCCACGGAATAGAAGTTTTCTTTTGATGGTTCTAAATCAAACACGCTGATTGAAACCACTTTTAATGTTTTAGACTTCCTTCCTCCCTCTTTTCCCGCCGCTCCATTCAATGATGTTCCACTTAATAATGAATTAAGATTGAACTTTGCCATTTTCGCACCTCCGTTTTGTGACCGAATCGGACACTTTTATTTACTTAAATATTCTTCAACAAACTTCAAATAATCTCTTGCCGCTCCACAACGTCTTGAATATTCAATAATAGGAGTTGTTGCGAAAGTGCTTTCGTCCACTTTTTCAGTGCGGCGTATATGCGTATTAAATACCGGATATTCTGTTTGAGTTTTTAACCACTCTTCCCCTTGTTTATTAACTTCGTTTCTTTGATAACATGTAACAAGGCAACCTCTTAAACATAAACCCGGGTTCAAGTCCTCTTTGGTATTCTCAATTTGTTCTTTCAGTTCTGCCAGACCATCGAAAGCAAATTTGTCAATCTTAATCGGTATTAATATATCATCAGAAGCTACAAGAGCGTTTATGGTGCTTATATTGATGTCTGGGGCATTATCTATAATGCAATAGTCATATTCATCCTCTACAGAGCGTAGCGCTGTTTTGAATCGCGTTTGTTGCGGTCTTGTAGTATCAAGCATTACTTCAAGGTTTGCTTTAAGTAATGTCATGTTTGCTGGTATAAGGTCCAGATTCGCGTATTGTGTATGCGCAATTATTTCATCAAGGTTTACATTGTGTGTTGTCATAAGTTCTGCAACGCTAGGTTTATCATAACTGTGTAACCCAAACATCTTTGAAGCATTTCCCTGTTTATCATTATCCACAAGAAGAACACGTTTATTGTGGACAACTGCAAGTATATGTGCAATATTTGTTGCTGAAATAGTTTTTGCCACTCCACCTTTTAAATTAATAATTGATATAGTTTTCATCGTTGTTTTTCCTCCTATTATTTTAAATTCTTAAAACCGAAATTTCTTTCTAGGTAAGTAACACTTTGGGTGTCTCTCGGGTCGCATAATGGTTGTATTTGAATATAGTTCCCGCTTCCATCTAACTCATATCGAAATTCAACTTTCCCGGTTTTGAGATAATGAACGCAAGCTATATCCGTTATCCTCTTCACTTCTCCTGTATTAGCCTCTTTTACCTTGTCCCCTATTTCAAAAGGACACGTTGCATTGAATGTTGCTATTTGCATTTTTATTCCCCCTGCTCACTTATATATCGCTTGCCTTTTGAAGTTATAACATATGGATATAGTCTCACACCATCAACAACGCTTGCTTTAAACATTCCTATTGAAATATCTATGCATTCCAATTCATCTTCATATTCAAACCCATCTTCGGTCCCTTTCTCGTATTTCGCAACCTCTACTGTAACCCCATTATCTTCATGCTTTAATTGCCACTCTATTTGTATTTTTTGGAATGCTTTGTTCCATTCAGTGTTATGTTCTGATTCCTCGCCAGCAATTATATGAGCCAATTCATGTGCCAAAACTTCAATCATTGCTTCAAATGGTATATTTGTTGATATATCAATCAATGGTGTGCTGTCGTCCGCTGGAAATGTAACCATTCCGCATTCTCCAAAATCTTTTCCTTTTAAACTTGGGTTGAACTGTATATCTGCATTTATGTTCGGGTCTATGTCGTTCATTATTTTTACAATATCTTCAAAAGGATTATTGATGTATTTAATCATGTTTTTCACCTCTTCTCTGATAACCTCTAATTCCTCAACATCCTCTTTCTCAAAGCACATCGGGCAACCTGGGTTATATTTTCCAGCTTTCCAATCTGCAATAAATTCTTCCTTTTTCCCTTTGTATCTTGGAAATGGGTGTGTTTGTTCTGCATGATAAATTCCCATCATCATTTTTTCGTCAACTTCATCATCCCACCCGTAAACATGATAACTTTCGTGATTGTCATAGTCCCAAAGAGATAAAAGAAGTACAACGCCGTCAAATTCTTCATATGCCTTCTGTATATTTTCAAAATCTCTGTATGTAAGTCCTTGACCTTTATTCTGCTCTCTGATTTCATTAATTGTTTTACCGCCTGTTTTTAAACGGCATTTAATAATTTTCGGCTGATATTTCACTTTGTTTTCTCCTTTCTAATCTGTTCGCAATGTTTAAAATGCTTTCCATGGCAACTCTAATGTTTCCGTCTGTTCCTGCTGTAATGCTTAATATATTTGCAATATCTCTCAATTCTTCTGCAGCTTCAATTTCTTTTTCATTTGCTCCGGATTTCCTCATGCATTCTGGACATATCTGTAACCCTTCCGGAACTACATCGCCACATGTAATACATTTGTCTACCGCCATTTTCTTTTCGCCTCCCCTTTTTATACTGAATAACCCAACATAACCATATTGCCTGTCATTATCGCTCCTATGAAGTATATAAGCCATGCAATGAGTGCAACAAGCAATATATTCTCAATCCACCCTGCAAGCTTTAAAAGCCATTTTGCGACTTGTAGAGGATAATACAAATATTCTACTACTTTCCTTTCCTTTCCACCACTCCTGTTGATGTCATATGCATTTGCACGTATTCTCAAATTGATTTTCGGTTCAATTCCTCTTCTGATAGTGAATATTACCCAATAGAGAATTACCACTATGTTTCCTATTGTCATTTTATAGCCCCCTCTTGATTGTTTTTACTTTCTCCATGCACGTAATCCAGAAACAACACCGCTCCTGTGAATCTTACTCGGTACTGCTCCACATCTTCTGCGGTTACATATTGCCTCCCATAATGTGCTTTCATATCCCGCCAAATACTCCATGGAATAAAGAAAAACTTGTCTTGAATGCCAATGCATACCCCCGCTACTGCTCCAAGCTTTTCATGGTATTCAAGCTTCTCCATCTGCGTACTTGTCAAAACACTCCTTTTCATTCTGTCTGTTCTGGTGTACTTTGCTTCAAAGCATATTGAGCGTCCACCTTTTAAAGTCCCTTGAAAGTCTGGTTGTGCAAGTGACGTGAATCTACCTGTAAATGTCCCGTCTTTGTGTTTCTTTGTCACTCTGAACGGCTCCGGCGTTTTCCCCACTTCTGCTTGTCCATTTGCACAATATACCTTACACCCAGCTTTTATGTAAGCTTCAAAATGATGTCCTTGCGCATTGTTCACGCTGTTTTGATACCTCTGCATTACTTTTCTTTGGTCGTACATTTCTTTCACGCTCCCTTCATTCTTTACGACACATTTTCAAATATATGGACCACCCTGTATACTCGTTGTACTCTACACGGAATGCATAGTCTTTGTTGGCAAGTGTCCAACCCTCGTATTTTCTTTCCCAATACTCAATTCCCGGAGGATTCTTTGCTATTCTTTCAATTTCTCTGCGACTGTATTTGAAATCGTTGTTTCTACTCCATGGCTTTTCTAGGTTCTGCGATGAACTCCAACGTTTTTTTCCACTTGGGTTCTTTGTTAGGTATGCACACAATGCGGCAACCCCGTTTTCATCTGGCTGTAATCTGTCCGCATTAACAAATCCTATTCTTTCGCCCTTCTTTTGACCTTTCTTTCTTCTTTTGCACCATAGGTCCTCAACTGTGTCTCTGTCAAGTCCGCCATTTATGAATATATGGTGATGTATTCTCACTGGCTTCTTTCCATCTTTCCCGGTGCTGCATTCTGTAACAAGTATGTATTTCAAGGGTGGTAATCCCTCTTTTTCTCTTCTGTACTTTATACGGCGTAAGTAATTCGCAACTTCCTTTTCTGCTTCCTCTATTGTTTCTGGTAGGTACTTATCTTTGTATGTAGCTGTAACATGCAAATCCTCTTCACTGAAATTTGTATTTGCAAGCTGTGTCAAATATCTCCTTGCATTCTTATCGTTCAGATTCCTTTGCTTTGGCTCTGTGACCTTCTGTTTTTTTGCCCTCTTCCCTCTCCTGCTTACATCTTTCTGATTTTGTGAATATGGAAAAATATCAACTTCCAAATATCTATTGCCGCAATATATTTTTTTTTCTCTCATGAAACTTCTCACGGTTTTCTCTCCCTTCTCTTTTTGTTATACAACTTTAGATATAAGGAGTATTAAAACCATTCCTACTCACTCTATTCAAATATTAAAATTTATCCCCCAGTAATGAATAACTCCTATTGTACTTGTCAATAATAAATACGAGTAATGTATTTGGTATATTTTTTCTCTTGCTTACATACTCATTTATTAGTACAATCTTTTAGATATTATTTTTATATATTTTATATCTGGGTAATACTCTTTCGTTGGAATGTTAATACCCATTACAAGCCCGAATTGCGCCCGTGTCAAGCGCTGTTTTCTTGACTTTCGCCGCCATTCTGCTATAATGGATTTATAGTTTCATCGTTGTTTAGACGGCGATAGTTCAAAGAAAAACGTTTTGCATTCATTGTTGGAAGGTGCGTGCAAAGCGTTTTTCTTTTGTCCTTTCAAAATTGTTCAATTTAATTGTATTTGTAATTATTTTCCATTTTTCTAATATGCGCACCTTTACTCTCTTCCTTTTGTTTGGCACAATTGGTTTAGTCATGTTTGAATATGCTTTCTTTCTACCTTGTCCGGGTTTACTATTATTACACTGTGCGCATTCTTGTCCATTAATTCTGCTCGGATTTTGATTTTATTCCCGCTTTTTCGATAAATGATTGCCGAAATACATTTGTACTCTGCTCCATCAAATATAATGCTTTCTTCTGACATCATTGCTTCTTTCAATTCCTTGTTAGTCATTTTTATCACCTATCTTTTTAAAATCTCCTTTTAAAGCCTTTTAAATTTACCAAATCATCATATTTAAACTTGCATTTATTCTTACAGTAAATGTTGTCTGTCCAGTAAAACTCGCCATCCGAGCAATACCGATTCTCCTTTAATTCCATTTTTGTGATATAAAACCATGTTCGTCGAAGTTCTTTTCTCTAAAAATACATCCGCAACGATTTTATGAACTTCATATTCTCTATATGTCCCATTGAAATCCACTTTTACAACCATCCATTTGTTCTTTTTTAAATATGACTTGATAGGTTTAACCTTTCCATTTTTAAGCTTTCTTCTAAAATTTCCGTAATTAGAAACTTGGTATTTCTTAGACCCTGGAACATCGAGCCAGTATTCGGGTATTTTCCTCAAACTTTCACCCCCTTTGCTTCTCTTGATATAGATATTTTATTTACGGGTGATACCATGCACCCAATATTTAAGGGTTTCATATTTTTTATAGCTTCGTCTAATTCTTTTTCACTTTTGATTCCATATTTCGCAAGTGCTTTCCACACCTTATTGATGTCTGGTTTACTCAAATTCATTCGCCCCCTTTAAGATTGGTTATTTGTCTTTGCCACCGCGGCAGGCTATATTCCTGCCGCCATTAACATCTTTTTTGAATCACTCACCAATTCAATTCCTTTTACCATATAGAATATTTTTTCTTTGTCCTCTTCTGATAACTTGCTTAAAATTTTTACAAATTCTTCTGCGTCAATCTTCTTTTGTTTCAAAATAGACTTGTCTTGTAACATATTTTTTCACGCTCCTTTTTGTATTAAATAAAATTCCGTTATACACTGGTCCAATATTTCTGATTGCTCTTGAATTTCTTCTTTAGAACCACCATTTTCAATTAATAGATGTAACCTTTTTCTTTCCTGCTCTAACTTTTCTTTTGCAGTCACTCCCTCTCCCTCCTCTGTTTTTATCTCCCGACCTCTAATCTCTTATTTTTGGTTCTTATATTTCCAGATACTCTATTTACTATTTGGAATAAGTCTGGTGTATCTTTTACCACTAGCCAATTCTTAAAATTCAATCCCATCTCTTTTATTCTTTTCTTTTGCGCTCGAGTTGGGTTTTTGCCATGCTTCATACTTTCATACCTCCTATATTTTACTTTCCAATTAATGGTGTATAATTTAATTGGAAGGGGGTGTTTTTATGTGGCGTTATAAAAGCCCTATTGGCAATATTTATATCAAGTATTTGCCCGAACACCGTGCATATGGCACTATTTACAATGGCATTGTATGGGAGACCTGTGACAATCCCCAAGCTTCTGCCGATAATGTTTATTGCCATTGCACCGGTTGTCCGGAATGGGACATGCTTTGTGATATTGATAATGTCCCAACAGATTTAAGCGAATGGGAAAATGTTAATCTTCATAGTTTGTATAGTAATTTACTACTTTTAGAGATTTACTATCTTTATCAGATTTAATGTTTTCCATTCTTTGAACAATTCCAGTAATGTGATTTAAGATTTTAATGTTTTCATTGATTTCTTTTATTTCATTGTTGGAATTGCTCTCTTTCTCTTTGGCTATCTCAATCTTACTTTTTAAAATTTCTGTATATCCAATCGCTATTTCTTTAATGTTGTCAGAAATAATTTTTACTTTAGTGTCCATTTCCCTCACCTCCTCTCAGCTTCTGAATATCTTTATTTCTTCCTTTCCCTTTGCTATACTATATTTATCAATCCTGTCAGATTGAAATATAGATTAGAAAGGGGGCAATACCATGAATTTTGGAAATTGGGACAACTCTATTCATGAATACTGCGAACAAATTAAAAGAATCGCTTTTATGCAGAGAATTAAACCAGAAAATGTTTATGTGGATTTCGAGCAAAAAACCGCTGAAATTATAGGTTCTCGAGGAACTTACAATACAACTCTTAATAGTTGTACTTGTTATGATTTTGAAACTAGACAATTGCCGTGCAAGCATATATATCGTCTAGCTTTTGAACTCGGTTTTCTTGATGATTTACCTAAAATCAATAGAAAAGCTTCCAAGGCTTTCAAAGATAATATCCAAAATGAAATTGAACGTTACAAGGAATATTATCTAAATGGTGCTATTTCTATTGAAAAATTCAATAAGATTGTTAATGCTCTACAAAGTAAGTAATTCTTTTGCCCCGTGCTTTTGTACGGGGTTTTCTTTTTTATTACCTCCTTCCAAGACTTAACTTGGTTATAATTTTATATGACTAAGTTAAGTTTGTCAATACTTTTTTCTTGACCTAGTCATATTTTTTTGATATGCTTTACTTGTTAAAATAAGGAGGTGAAGAACAAATGAACGAAGTAAATGCAAGGATAATTAAGATATTCAATACCTTAAATATTAAACAAGTTGAATTTGCAAATAAAATTGGGGTTTCTCAAGCATATATTTCAAAACTTTTCAAAAAAAATTCAGTTAAAACCCCTTCTGATAGGATAATAAAACTTATTTGTAGCGAATTTAAGGTAAATGAAGAATGGCTTCGTTTCGGAAAAGGGGAAATGTTTATCGAAAATGATTCAACTATTATTTCAAAACTATCAACCGAATATAATCTTGATTCACTTGATAAAAAGATTATAGAAAGTTATTTAAAACTAGGAGAAGAACAGAGAAAAGTGATTAAAGATTATGTCTATTCTCTCGCTAAAGCCATTAATAGCGATGAAGAAATTGCCGTTACCAAAGAGAATGTGTTAGAAAAAAAGCAGAATATGTCCCAAAATGAAGAAGATTCAATCGAAAAAGAATTGAATGCATACCGTCTTGAATTAGAGGCGGAGAAAAAAGGGAGAACATCATTAGTTTTAGGCGAGCGAAAAGAAAGCTTGGGTTAAAACATTAAACTGCAAAATAAAATGATTAGGAGGTTTCAAGATGGCTGTTAATTATTGTGGAGGTATTCCGGAAATTCCCAAAGCAGGCGTTGTAGAAATTGTCGCTTTTCCGGATTCAATTAAAATTATTCGCGGATTTTCAAAAAGTATTGTTATACCGTATGATAATATTAAAAATATTTCCATGAAAACCAATGAACAGATATCCAAGGATGTTACTCTAACGAGAGTTCTTGCGCTTGGAATTTTTGCTTTAGCTGCAAAAAAGAAAACAAAGGTTGTTACAAATTATCTCTTGATTGATTATGACGCTAACGGAATTGAATGCACTGCTGTTTTTACTGGTGATAAACTTCCAAAAGTCGTTTCTAAAATTTCTAAAGCGCGCCAAAAATACTTAAAATCTAATAATAAAATTGATGAAATTTCTACAACTCGCGAAGAATCTGACTATGAATATTCTGATATAGAAAAGTTAGTTATAAAACAATATAGAAATAATCCGGAAGTTCATAAAGAAATTCATCGTTTATTAAATATTGAAGTCTAAAATTTTCTCAAAACCTCGTGCATAAACATGAGGTTATATTTTTATGAAGGGAGTTATGTACTTGAAAAAAGCCGCTTTGTATATAAGAGTTTCAACATCACATCAAATAGATAAAGATTCTTTACCCTTCCAGCGTCAAGAATTGTCTAATTACTCAAAATACGTGTTGGGTATTGATGATTTTGAAATATTTGAGGACGCTGGGTATTCCGCCAAAAATACTGATAGACCAAAATACCAAGAAATGATGTCACGCATAAAGAATAACGAATTTTCACATTTGCTAGTATGGAAAATTGATAGGATTTCAAGAAATCTGAAAGACTTTACCGAAATGTATGACGAATTAAAGGATTATGGCGTAACCTTTATTTCTAAAAACGAGCAATTCGACACCTCTTCCGCCATGGGTGAAGCCATGTTGAAAATAATTCTAGTATTCGCAGAACTTGAACGCAAGTTGACCGCTGAACGTGTTTTCTCAATAATGCTTTCACGAGCCGAAAAAGGGTTATGGAATGGTGCAACTGTTCCTCTGGGGTATAAATGGTCAAAAGAGAAAAAATTCCCTGTAATAGATGAAGAGGAAGCAAGAACGGTTAAATATATATATGACTTATACGAGAAAAAAGCTTCTACCTCTAAAGTTGCTTTTCAATTAAATTCAGAGCAAGTAAAAACCAAACGTGGTGGCAAGTGGACCTCTAAAACCGTAAATGATATATTGAGAAATCCGTTTTATATAGGTACTTACAGATACAATGTAAAGAATAGCCCTAACAGGCGTTGGAAGGATGAAAAAGAATGGGTTGTCGTTGAAAATAATCACCCGGGTTTCGTTTCAAAGGAGCAATTTGAGAAGGTTAATAAAATGTTATCTGATAATTATAAGGGTAACGGAGAATTTCAAAGAGCTAACACCAACACTCATATATTTTCAAAAATATTATTTTGTGGCAAATGCGGTTTAGGCATGAATGCAGGGCTTGACAGAGCGAGAAAAGACGGTTACAGACCATCAAGATATACTTGTTATTCAAATCATTTTACAGAGAATACCCGTAATTGCAATAATTTTGTTAGTGATATAACATTAATGCCTTTTGTATTGAACTATATTTCAAACTTTATTAATTTGCAAAATAAAATTACACAAAAGCATTCTCTTCGCGATATTGAGAGAATACTTTTGCGCGGTAAATCTTTTGTAGATGTGGAATGTATTGATAGAAAAGGTCTTGAAGAAACATACATCGCCTTTGCTGTTGGTTTCGATGATAAAGCTTATAATAATTCCAATGAAGAGGAATCCGCCGAAAACTTAGAACTAGAATCTTTGAAGAAAGAAAAATTGAAGTATGAAAAAGCATTGAAGCGACTTGAAGATTTATTCCTATTTTCCGATGAAGCTATGTCCAATAAAGACTTTTTATTCAAAAAACGTGACCTAACACAGCACCTCGAAAGAGTAAATGAGAAACTTTCAGAACTCCATAGAAGAAATGCCGATATGAGATTAACAACCGATGTTGCTTTCTTAAATAAAGCAAGTAATTTTTTAATGAGTAAACATCTTTCCGGAAAAAGAAATATTGATTATAGAGAACTTTTAGCGGTTGTTGATAAGACTTTAATACAAGATTTCATACAAACTGTTATTGATAAAATTATTGTCATTGATAAAAGAGTACATTCTATCACTTTTCAAAATGGAATTACTCATAATTTCCTTTATAAAGCTAAAGAAAAACAGAAAATGCGTCCAAAACAAAAGTTTCTTTATCGTTCTTATGAGCCAATACTTATACAGTACCTTAAAGAACACGAATCAGTATCAAGAAAAGAGGTTGAGGACCTTATAGGAATGGGGCGCACTGGTGCTGGTTCTATCCTCAAAGAATTTGTTGATAGAGGAATTGTTGAGAAAAAAGGAAATTCCGTTGCAACTAGATACTTTTTGAAAGAAAAAAAGACCACTTAA